CCCCACGCTCCTAAGGAAGAGAAGCGCGGGGCGCAAGAGATTCAGCTGTCGCACTTGGACAATCGTTTTAGCTGCCAGATAGACGGAACGGTTATCCAGAACGTGAAGGATTATTCGTTGGTTCAGTCCAGCAATGGAAAAGCATTGTTAAACTTGACCATCGAGATCAGTGCGGAAGTTGTGTCAACCACGATACAAGCGCAGATGCAACAGCACTTGTAATCCACGAGTGACGTTCCATCGTTTCGGAAAACTTGGACAACAATCCCTTCTGCGGAGGAATCTGGTCATTTACGATCATCTCAACAAGATCAACTAACTTCTGGACTTGCTCTTTGTCCGGTGCATCTTCAGCTTCTGCCCTTTCCCGCAGTTCCTGAAAATTCGTCTGGTAGTTGATGGTCGCTGTATTGGCTGTTCCAATTACAGAACCGTAAG